CTACTTACTGACCACAAGCGGCAAATCCAGTGTTGGTGTTATTTTGGTTTTACGATCGTAAATCAACACCTGATTTTCTGTTTTGTGTCCACTGAAAATTTGTTTGTCGCGACTGCTGCCTTCGTAATCTGAAATCCCTTTGGCTTTTATGTCATGGAAGTTGCACCCAAACGGAACGCCGGCTTTTTGCTCGGCTGCACGTTTAGCCTGATTCCACCAGTTGTTCAGCGTCTTGGCTATTACCTTCCCGCCTTTGGTTGTGTTGATCACATACTCGCATGTGCCGGAAGATACATTTCGGGCTAACTGGATCGCCGTACGTAATCGCGGAGACCATTCCTTGATTTGTTTAGTGCCGGTCTTGTTTTGCTCAATGTAAATCCCTTTCTCCATAATATCCTGCCATTTCAGCTCGAGTACATCACCGAGCCTTGCCGCACAAAGATAGGATATCTCCATTGCAATACGTAACTGTGGAATTGCTTCCGCATATATTGCAGCATACTGTTCATCGGTGATGTAAACAGTACGGGCTTTAAGTGTGAATTTTCTGACTCCTTTGCATGGATTATTTTTCACATACCCACGCTCATATCCCCATCCGTATACACGGCTCAGACTTGCCAGTTCATGGTTTGCCTGGGTCTTGCTCTCAAGTCCTCGCTTATCCATGAAAATTCTTACCTGTTCAATTTTTACATTATCAGCAAGCACTTTTCCGAATACTGCCAACAATGCCCTTTGATGTTGCCGATAATCTTTTTGGGTTCGGGGGGCCAGTTCTGTAAATGCAGGGGAGTCCATAAACATGTGCCATAATTTAGCTACTGTCATTATGTTGTGGAGTTTTGCTTTTTCCAGCTCATAATTTTGCCAGACTTTAGCTACGCTGGTTTCCCGCACTCTTCCGAGCCCTATAGTTCTTGTGCTTCCTTCGGGTTTCCATACGTAACTGTAACCATTCGATCTAACACGCGGTGGTAGTGCATTATCTTTTTTGTTTTTTCTTGGTCTTCCCATTGTTCAGCGCCTCAAAATCGGGTTCAGCGGAAACCAGTTCAGGTGCTTTTGGCATCGTAGTCAGTCCGTGTGGAATATCCCTGCGAAGAACTATTGGTTCGTTTTTAGGACCGATTACAAATGGGATACCGTGCAGCCTTAACTGGTGTTGCTGTTTTGTGTATCGCTCGTATTTCGTGATCTCTTGAATCTCTGCTGGCGATAGAGTTAATTCGTACATGTGGTCACGTGCCTTACAGCATGACCGCCGCCAATATAATTCGGGGACGGCGATCAGGGTTGAACATTAAAAATCAACCGGATTCGGGATCAGTTTTTGCCAGATTGCTGAAACGTATTTTGCCTGGTAACGGGCGTCATCAAGTGCATTATGGCGCTCACCTTCGAATGGAATAGCCGTTCTGGCATCGAAGTCTATGGCTTTCCCCAGCTCAACGATTGTGCGTACATCGCGATCGTTGTAGTAACGCCACGGGCAGGGGATCCCCTGCCGTTCGTATGAACGGCGCAAAATCGTGTTGTCGAAGTTGGCTCCATTTCCCCAGACCTGAACAAAAAATTCACCGGAGTTTTCGTCGATAAATTCCCGCAATTGTAACAGTGCATCATCTAACGGGATTTCATCGGTCATAATGGCAGATTGCGCTTCGCGTGATTGCTTAAGCCACCATTTAATGGTGTCCCGATCAATGACTCCGCCAGCAGTTTCCAGATCGATAGTCTTACTAAATTCCGGTCCCATATCTCCGGTTTGCGGATCGAAAAATATTGCACCTATTGAGATAATCGGGGCATCAGGATTTTTTCCCATGGTTTCAAGGTCGATCATTAGATGGTCACACGTCCTGCTGGTGGATGTGATAACGTGATGACCGTTCACCGTAATTAAGGGATCTGCCGTCTCGCCAGTTTCACTATCGCTGGCGTGATCCTGAGCGCTGCCAGCATTCTCTTTGTGTGGATGTTCAGCGCCTTCCATTTTCTCCGAATCGTCTTCCTGAACTTCAACCTGGTTCTTGTCATCGAATGTTTCTTGGTATGTTGCGTCGCCCATCACCGCACCACAATCAGGGCAGTTGCCGCCGCCGGTCTGACCGCAGGCGGTGCAGACTTTTTCCGCTTCCTGTTGCGCTACTGGCTCAGGTTGTTTCGTTTCTGGCTCGTTTTGTAACGCATTTGGGCTGTTTTGTTCCGCTTTCTGGTCGTTCTGTTCCGTTTCTTGCTGGTTCTGATTCACTGAATCGCGGGTTTCAATCCCCTTCACCCATTTCGGATCATTCGGGTCGCTAATCCCTGCAACAAATTCACCACGTGATACAGCAAGCAACTTATCGGCGTCAGGCTGGCTGATATTGGCTGCCTGCATAATTTTGTTTACTTCGTCAGCGGTAACTTTTACCGGCTCTGGTTGTGCGGTCGTGTCAGATGCACCAGTATTTTGTTGTGAACCTGAGTATGTACCGTTTTTACGGGCAAAATATTCTTCTTTCGTGATTTCAGTAGCCCCTGCAGTCAGCGCCTTATTCAGACCAGAAAGTTTGTTTGCGCGACCATATTTTTCGCCATCCTTATCTGTGAAGAGGAAGTAGAACGGCCCCTCACGCTCTACAGATGGTTCGACTTCAACTTTGCATTCGGTTTTTTCGTTGTCCGGAATTGCCGTTTCCACTGCATCAGTTTCTGGTACTGGCGACGAGAGAGTATCAGTTGCGCTCTGATTTGTTCCTTCATCTTCAAACACGCCCTTTGTAGTCAGGTATTCAGTAATGTATTTGTTCAGTGCCACAGGGTCTTTGTGAATGTCGATCGGACGTTCACGGACAAGGCCAAAAATAGTCTGTCGGTCGTAGCGAAGGGCATCAGGCTGTTTGCGCATTGATGCCGAGATACGCTTCCAGTCTTCGCGGTCGTTGTCGATAACTTCATTTTTTGCCCAGCGATGGATGCTGCCGTCAATGTTTCCGGCATCCACATCACCAGGCCAGAGAGCGTAGGCCAGTTCGTCATCCAGTGTTTTCCATGTCTGCTTGTATTCGCGATGAGTGGCAGCAATGACCGGGCTGATTTTTCCTGTTGAATTGTCAGTGTACTGTTGATTGGCTCTGGCGCGGGCGAGATCAACAACAGACGTGTATTTTCCGGTTTCCTTGCGTTCACCTTCGCGACGTTTTTTCCAGATGCGCATCTCTGCCTGAATTTCGGGCCATTTAGCACCAGGAATACATTTATGCTTAACCCACCCAATGGCGTGCAACTTAAGCTCCGGATACATGGCGTTAACTTCTGGCATTTTCATCAACGCTTCAACGATATGTCCGTCGAATGTTGCCATGTCTTCCTGCAACAATTCCTGTGCGCTAATAACCATATCAACGGTGATGTTTTCACATGTGTCGAACTTAACCAGGACCGCGTTCTGTACTTCAGGGGACAGCTTGTCAAAATTGACGTTCATCGGATCGGATTCTGGTTCGACCGGAATAAAGGAAGCGGATTCCTCATCCCAGCAGTTTTCCTGCATATATTCGGTATCCCAGGAGTCGATGGCAGGGCGGGGCATGCCGGGTTTATCCTCGCAAACAAGAAATTTATAAGCGCAGTCCTGAGCAGCCGGATATTGCTCCAGGAATTGCCAGGTAAATTTGGCTCGGGCGCGGCGTTCGTCGCCGGCTTCAATGGCAGTGGCTACAGCGACTGCACCTTCTTCCTTTATTGCCTGTTCGTCCGGAATGGCGGCGCAAATAAAGACTTTACTCATTTTGTTTTAACCTCATTACAGATTTAAGGGTGAACAAATCCCTGCCATTGCTGGCATATAAAAATGAAACCGGATATTAATTACGGTGCTGTTTTAAGTCCTGCCGGGATTTCGTTATTGTCCATGTGAATAACTTTATCAACCGGATAACAGTTGCCGGGAATTTTCTGTTCCGCTGCGGCAGCCATGCATTCTTTCATTGAGTCATGTATACCAATAACAAGATCGACTGGCTCGCCTGTATTAAGAAAAACTGTCAGAACGAGTGCAAATACTGTATTCATTGTCAGCGTCCTTTTTGCATCAGGCGTAAACGGGCCAGCATTGAAACAATGCATATTTGATTTAATAGCTCCCGTTCGTGTTTTCTCTTGTTAATGGCATCTTCAGTAAATACAGGGTTACTGATTCTGACACCAATTTCAAAACAACCTTCAGACGTATTGACGTTTGGTAATAACGTTTCCATTATCGCATCCTCAACAATGAATTTTGTGATGCGGTGCCTGGTGCCTCCAGGTGACGTTAACCAGTTAACAATTAACGCCGGATACAGGGAAACCCATAAACCCCCGATACGGGGGAACTAATCGCTTTTTAACTGTTCCGCGTGCGCTTAGCCGCATTCACCGCATCACAAAATTCACTTTAAAAAGGGCGGACATCAGCCAGCAATTAAACTGATGCCGCCAAAGGTCTCACACAAGCCTCAACATGGAGATGTTGTGGCGGGGTTGTCACTCAGGCGTATGGTCAACCTGACAACCCGGTGCTACCAGTGGGGGTAAGGATAACCCCGCCATACTTACCGCCGCGCCATTTCGCGGAGTGCCACAACCGGAAGCGCACGGTCGAAGATACCGGCGACACGCAACAGAGGGAGAAATGACTTCGCCGTGCGCTTTCGTGTTGTGTGCCTGCTTTTAACCACGTCAGGCGAGGTGGTTCCTGTCATTCCCCAACGACAAGAAATCTGTATAATCTGGATATCCCCAACGATCCAAGGAAATCATATGACAGAGCAAAGAGCACAAGCAGGTGGTGGCAATTCGACACATAAAACAGTCTGGGATCACATACCAGAGAAAAACATTCGACCAAAACCATCTCCAGCTCCTTCGGAGGAGAGGGGGAACAGCAACAACCAAACAAGCAGGTGATGATGTATGGACCGGGATGATATTCTTGACAGAATTTTATATGGCTATTTTCTTGAGCAACTATTTTCGGTAGCAACTGGTCGTCTCGATAAACTTCTCTCAGTGGTGAGTATTATCCTCGGTTCATCTGTCATTGGCGGATTCATTCCGGAAATTTCTGGCGTTTTTATTGTTGTGATCGCAACCGTCCAAACGATTTATGGATTCGGACAAAAGTCAGGTAACGCCATGAGAAAATCCGCAGAATATTTGCAGCTTTTTGATGATGCAGAAAAATATTCTGATTCTGAATTGAAAATGCAGTTAAAAATTCTGGAAAAAACGGATGTTCATATTTGGTCATCACTTAAAGATATTGCGATCTTAAAAACACAGATCAAAATAGGCGTTTCCATCGAACAACAAGAGAAGCTGCCCACAAAATCTAAATTGATGCGATTTCTTTGTAGTTAGGAATATCCAGAATGTTAAAGAGCATGCCGGAGATTTATCCGTGTCCGGCGCATGTTCTCCACCTTACCCGTGGAGAACTTAATGATTAATTGATATTTTATAGTTGGCTTCAACTTTCCCATCTGAAGTGGGATGCTTTAAATCACAGGAATTAATGTTGCACTCAGTAAAATGGTTTTTAAGGGGTTCTATTCGAATCCCTTTCTTTTCCATCAACAAACCAAACCCCTTGTTAATGATATCCATTAATTCCAGGAAGTATTTTTCAGAGGAATCATGCTTATCAGAGTGCTGCTTCTCTTCGTACAACCCGATAAAGGCACGGCGCACGTTACCGGATATATTATCTATGGTTTCTTTTTCTACGGTACTCAGGTCAAGAGTCGCCAGTTGGGAACGAACTATATTCGCTGCCATTTCCTGGAATTGCATTGGTAAATCTTTAAATTCCATAGTCAACCTCATCAGTCAGTATTTCTGGCTAACCAGCGACGCGCGCCAGATTCGGTTTTAAACGTTTTGCTTTTGGTATACGTCATCGCGGTGAATGTGCCGTCCTGGTTGGGAAACACGCCGTATACCAGAGATTCGTTGTTGCCAAGATCGATAGTATCCATGTTGACCTCATGTCCCCTTAACGCCGGGGTAGCGGAACAAAAACCTGCTGCATAGTTATTAAAGTTGAACCCTGCCGTCATGTTCTTACGCCTCGGGCTGGCTACTTAACCCCTGACCACTGCCTGGTAACTCGAAGTATTGCCCTGCGTTCTGTGGGGCGGGGTGGGGTGGTATACTATAAAACTAAATCTATTTAGTTTTATAGTCAAGTGTGATCTAGATATATTTAAAAAAGGTCGACAAAGCCGACCTCTGATTGAAAAACAAAGTGGAAGCTATAGGCTGAACTGCACACCTTTTGCTACAGCAACAATTTTACATTCAGGTGTCAGTAAGGACGATTGATAGCGAGGATTGAGGGGGCTTAAATACACGAGTTTTCCGTCGATGACTAATTTTTTTATAGTCATAGATGGTTCGTTTGTAAGCGGATCTGGGACTATTACAGCGACGATACTACCATTTTTATATTTTTCTCTAGGCCTCATGATCACTGTGGCACCAACCGGAATGCTTGGCGACCCTGATGGGTTGTGCATAGTGTCATCAGGCATTGAAACGGCAAAATCCCCCTCCTTGACGTCAAAGAATGTGGTGATTCTGTCGGCATTTCCCATAGTTTTCTCTCCTTCTAAAATTAGGAAAGAAATTGCTTCCCCCCATGAAAGATAGGGGATTTGGGTGCCTGAATTGTTCTGCACAAGGGTAGGTTCAGTAGACGATACTCCATATAGGAGATAGGACTCAGTAGTTCCTAGTGCTTGGGCTAATTTACTAAGAGCTTTGCTACCGGGTTCGTTTAGGTCTTTCTCCCAGTACCCTATAGTTACCCCTGTTACGCCAGAAAGCTTGCCCAGTTCGACTTGGGTCAGTCCCTTGTCTTTTCTGAGTCTCTTAAGCCTAATGCCAAGGCTTTCCATCATCATCTCCCGTGAATTGAATATAAATTATTTTAGATTGCATTGACCTAAAAAAAATTATCCTTTAATCTAAAAATACTTAGTTTTAGGAGGGTGAAATGCGAGTTGATGAACTTGTCCAGTTTTTTGGCTCTGTTCAGAGAGTTGCCGATTTTTATGGGATAACCCGTGAAGCTATATACATGTGGCGCAAACGTCCTGGTGAAATAGTTCCCAAGGGGAGGGCCGCGGAAGCTGCCGCATACTCCAAGGGAAAATTATCTTTGAACCCAGAACTTTACAAAAAGAAGGATAACACCTTGAACGAAGGAAAGAATGATTCATGAAAATCAAGCATGAACACATCCGCATGGCTATGAATGCCTGGGCGCGTCCGGATGGTGAAAAAGTTCCGGCGGCCAAGATAACCAGGGCTTATTTCGAACTGGGAATGACGTCCCCGGAACTGTACGACGACAGCCATCCAGAAGCCCTGGCTCGTAATACCCAGAAAATTTTCCGCTGGGTGGAGAAAGACACCACTGATGCGGTTGAAAAAATTCAGGCGTTGTTACCAGCGATCGAAAAAGCAATGCCACCTCTGCTGGTGGCCCGGATGCGCAGCCACAGTTCAGTCTATTTTCGGGAGTTGGTGGAGACGCGGGAACGACTGGTGAGAGACGCTGATGATTTTGTCGCAGTGGCAATCGCCGGTTTCAATCAGATGAACCGTGGTGGCCCGGCAGGAAATGCTGTGGCAGTACATTGA